TGGGCCGCTGATTCAAGAGCTGCGGGCGATGGGCATACCTGTACAAGAATTTACACCGAGCCGTGGAAACGATAAGATGGTGCGTGTGCAGGCTATTGCTGACTTGTTCTCTTCAGGCATGGTGTGGGCACCTGACACACGCTGGGCACGCGAAGTAATTGAGGAGGTTGCGGCCTTCCCAGTGGGCGAGCACGATGACTATGTGGACACGACCAGCCAAGCACTGCTTCGATTCAGACAAGGCGGCTTCATCACGCTAGACACGGATGAGGCAGATGAACCAAGATTTTTCAAGCGTCGCTCTGCGGCGTACTACTAAGGTAAAAAATGGCAACCAATATAGACAAAGCCCTGTACCAACAACCCCAAGGTATGGAAGAACTGGCGCAAGACGAAGAGGCTATCGAGATCGAGATTATTGATCCTGAAGCAGTCAACATTCACGCCGGCGATTTAGATATCAGCATCATCCCCGGTGAAGGAGAAGATGACTTCGGTGTGAACTTGGCCGAGGACATGGACGAGGGTGCGTTGTCTGCACTGGCTGGAGACTTGGCCGGAGACGTTGAGCAAGATAAAGGCTCACGCAAAGACTGGGAGAAAGCTTACGTAGATGGCTTAAAGCTTTTGGGACTTCAGTACGAAGAGCGTACAGAACCTTGGAACGGCGCATGTGGTGTGTTCCACCCCATGATTACAGAAGCAGTGGTGCGGTTCCAGTCAGAGACAATTACTGAGCAGTTCCCAGCCGCAGGCCCTGTACGTACAAAAATATTGGGTAGAGAGACTCCTGAGAAACAAGAGGCGGCTGTGCGTGTCGAGGCTGACATGAACTATGAGTTGACTGAGGTCATGCGCGAGTTCCGTCCTGAGCATGAGCGCATGTTGTGGAGCCTCCCAGCTACAGGTTCAGCGTTCAAGAAAGTTTATTTTGATCCCAATTTGGGACGTCAGGTATCTATATTTATACCAGCAGAAGACATTATTCTGCCCTACGGAACAACCGACCTAGACACTTGCTACCGCCTGACGCACGTCATGCGCAAGACCAAGAACGAGATCATCAAGCTTCAGCAAGCAGGCTTTTACCGCGACATTGAGTTGCCTGACCCCAGCAAAGAGCAAGACAACATCAAAAAGGCCAAGGACAAAGAGACAGGCTTTTCTGATCTGAATGACGAGCGTTACACTTTGTATGAGTGCCATGTTGACTTGGTGTTGGAGGGAGATGAAGACAAAGATGACGACGGTGAACCTACCGGCGTGATGCTGCCATACGTACTTACCCTAATAAAAGGAAGCAATGATGTCTTGTCAATTCGGCGCAACTGGGAGCAGGACGACCCTCTCAGACTCAAGCGTCAACACTTCGTTCACTACCAGTACATCCCCGGCTTTGGAGCCTACGGCTTTGGACTCTTCCACCTCATCGGTGGATACGCTAGGTCAGCCACGAGTATCATGCGTCAGCTTGTCGATGCTGGGACGTTATCTAACTTACCCGGAGGTCTTAAGACTCGCGGAATGCGCATTAAGGGAGACGACACCCCCATCGCTCCCGGAGAATGGCGAGACGTAGACATTGCTTCTGGGGCACTGCGCGACAGTATTTTGCCTCTACCATATAAGGAACCGTCCGTAGTTTTGGCGGGGCTGATGGACAAGATTGTGGAGGAAGGCCGTCGTTTTGCTGCAACCGCAGATATGAATGTGTCGGACATGTCCGCACAGGCTCCTGTAGGCACAACACTGGCTCTCTTGGAGCGTCAGCTTAAGGTCATGTCTGCTGTGCAGGCCCGTCTGCACTACACCTTCAAACAAGAGTTGCGCCTGTTGGCCGCGATCATCCGCGACTACACCGAGCCAAACTATGACTACGACCCAGAAGATGCCCCACGCAGGGCCAAGAAAAAAGACTACGACCACATTGACATCATCCCTGTGAGCGACCCCAACGCGGCAACAATGAGCCAGCGGGTTGTGCAGTACCAAGCCGTCATCCAGATGGCGCAGATGGCTCCAGATATTTATGACTTGCCACAGTTGCACCGCAACATGTTGGAGGTTCTTGGTATCAAGGATGCAGACAAGCTCGTGCCCCTGCCCGATGACCAGAAACCCAAAGACCCCGTGTCTGAGAATATGGCTGCTCTGCGTATGGAGCCACTGAAGGCGTTCTTCTATCAAGATCATGAGTCACATATCAAGGTGCACATGATGGCGATGCAAGACCCAATTGTCATGCAGTTGATTGGTCAGAACCCCAAGGCCGGTCAGATACAAGCCGCGATGATGGCTCACGTTGCAGAGCACGTTGGCTTTGCTTACCGTCAGAAGATAGAGCAGCAGTTGGGTATGCCGTTGCCTCCTGAAGATGAGAAGCTGCCACCAGAAATGGAGATTCAACTCTCCGGCATGATGGCGCAGGCCGCAGCCCAAGTGTTGCAACAAAGCCAAGCTATGCAAGCCCAACAGCAGGCGCAACAACAACAGCAAGACCCGCTGATCCAGATGCAGCAGCAAGAGTTGCAGATCAAGCAACAAGAGTTGGCGCTTAGAAAACAAGAAGTCGAGGGCAAGTTGACTATTGAGAACAAGCGTCTTGAAGTTGATGCCATGCACAAAGCAGGACAGCTACAGCAACAAAAGGCAACGGCAAACATTACCGCAATGGGTAAGGCCGGGGACTTAAAGCGCCAGCGTCAGCAAATGGAGATGAACGCAAGAAGCCAACAAGCTAAAGAAAGTCCAACCAAATGATCCAAGAATTCGCACGCGTATTGCGCGAAAAATTACGCACCGACATGAACAACTACGCAGATGACTGCGCTGGTGGAGCGTGTCGCAACTTTGAAGAGTACCAAAAACTCTGCGGGATTATTCAGGGTCTAGCCCTTGCAGAGCGTTATCTACTTGACCTTGCACAGAAAGTTGAACAATCCGATGAGTGAACTCGTTTTAGAACCGGGGCAGTACGCCCTACCCGATGTAATCCAACCCGTTGATGCACCTGCATCAGACGCAACAGGCGAAGAAAAAGCCACTATGCTGCCAGAGCCTACCGGCTGGAAGTTACTGTGTGCTGTGCCAGAAGTGTCTGAAAAGATTGATGGCACTGAGCTTGATCTTGTGCGGGACAGAAACACTATGCGCCAAGAAGAAGGTGCTACTACCGTGTTGTTTGTGATGAAAGTTGGCCCTGATGCGTACAAAGATCAGACCAAGTTCCCCGCAGGCGCGTGGTGCAAAGAAGGTGACTTCGTGCTTGTCCGTACCTATTCTGGTACGCGTTTCAAGATTTTCGGCAAAGAGTTCCGGCTCATCAACGATGACCAAGTGGACGCTGTTGTTCAGGATCCAAGGGGATTGACACGTGCGTAGTGAAGCTCAGAAAGCAGCCCGAAGGCTTTATGAAGCCAGTGAAAAAGGGAGAGAAGCAAAACGACGACATGAGGCTGCATATAAAGTGTCTGGTGGCAGAGCCACAACAGAAGCACGTCGTAAAAATGTTCCGCTTTCTGAAGCTAGACGAGCCGCAAGAATTAAATGGGCAAAAAATAACCAAGCGTACTTTACGGCAATGCGGTCTTACCGCAGAACGTTAGAAAAAGCGCTTGACCCGTTTGAGTTCTGGGTGTTGCAAGAAGCGGTTTTTCTTGCGCGTTTACGTGAAACTGTGGTTGGTGGCCGTTGGCATGTTGACCACATTATTCCGGTGTCTAAAGGCGGCAACAGCCGCCCAGACAATTTACAAGTTGTACCGGCAACTTGGAATCGACGTAAGTCGAACCGCCACGCTGAGCGGTTTCTTGGCGCTTAAAGGAGCAGAAATGGCAGAGCAATATAAGTTCCCCGATGAACTTGAAGACAACAAAACGCAGAAGGTTGAGATAGTTCAACCTGAAGATGATGTTGAAATTGAGATTGTCGATGACACACCTGTACAAGACCGTGGCCGTAGGCCATTGGACAGAGAAGTGGAAGACCCCACCGATGAAGAGATTGAGTCTTATACAAGAGGCGCACAAGATCGCATCAAGGAGTTGACCCATGCGCGTCACGACGAGCGCCGTGCCAAAGAAGCCCTTTTGAGGGAGAAACAAGAACTTGAGCGTCTTGCACAGCATTACGTTGAAGAAAACAAAAAGCTCAAACAATACGTAAGTACCGGCACTGAGCAGTACGGTGCTATGGCCAAAACCGCTGCCGAGGCGGAAATGGAAAAAGCCCGTCGGGACTACAAGGCGGCACAGGAGGCATTTGACACCGATGCCATCATTGCGGCGCAGGAAGCGTTGTTTGATGCTAAAGCAAGATTACAACAGGCACAAAATTTTCGTCCACCCCCTTTACAAGTGGAAGAAAGTGCGGTACAACCGCGACAACAACAGACAGAATCTGTCAAACCAGACGAAAAGACCCTGCGCTGGCAGGCAAAAAACCAGTGGTTTGGTTCAGACGGATTTGAAGAAGTTACCAGCTTTGCACTAGGGCTGCATCAAAAACTAGTCAACTCCGGGGTCGATCCCCGCCAAGACGAATATTTCGAGCAAATTGATGCTCGCGTGAAGTCGAAGTTCCCTGAAGTTTTCGGTGGAAACGACGAAAGGCCTAAGTCTAGTGAGACTCCAAGGCGTCCATCATCCGTGGTGGCCCCTGCATCACGTTCCACAGGAGTCAGGAAAGTACAATTAACGCCATCACAAGCGGCATTAATTAAAAAGTACAACCTTGACCCTAAGAAATATGTTGCAGAAGTTTTAAAATTGGAGAATCAAAATGGCTGAAAACCGTAACCCCCGTGACAATGTGTCACGCGAAAAAACAACTCGATACGTTTATAAACCTTCGAGTGCGTTGCCTGATCCTACCCCTGAACCCGGATGGGAGTATCGCTACATAGCGACTCATGTCTTGGGACAGACAATGCCAACCAATGTGTCTAGCAAGATGCGGGATGGCTGGGTTCCAGTGAAGGCAGTAGATCATCCGGAACTGATGCTTGAAGGTAATGACAAAGGCAATGTGGAAATTGGTGGACTGATGCTTTGCAAAATTCCTACCGAAAAACTCGCTGCCATGAAAGAGTATTACGACACGCAAGCGCAGAACCAGATGGACTCAGTGGACAACCACTTCATGAGAAACAATGACCCGCGTATGCCTCTGTTTGCTGACCGCAAGTCTTCATCCAGTCGCGGAAGCGGATTTGGTACAGGTTCTAAATAAAGGAATTTAAATGGCTTATCCAGTAGTTGACGCCCCTTACGGGCTAAAACCATTGAATTTGATTGGCGGTCAAGTATTTGCAGGTTCCACCCGCATGTACAACATCCAATACGGTTACGCAACCGACATCTTCTATGGTGATTTCGTTGTTCTAGCCCGTGGCTTTGCCACACGCGCCACAGTTGCTACCGGCGACACTCTTAACCAGACTGTCGGTATCTTCTTGGGTTGCACATTCACCAACCCCGTAACAAAGCAAAAGCAGTTCAGCCAATACTGGCCAGCAAGCACCGCAGCCGGTGATTGCCAAGCCTATGTGTTGGACGATCCCGATGCTGTGTTTAAGGCTGTTGTTTGCTCTTCTGGCACTACCGTTGCTTCTGGCGCTATGGCGATGATTGGCACTAACCTGTCAGCCATCAACAACGCTGGCAATGCAAACACCGGTAATTCTGCTAACGCTGTTTTAGCTCCAACCAACACCCCTGTAACTACCACCCTACCTTTGCGTATGGTTGGTTTGGTTACGGATACAGCAGTTTCGTTGGGTACCGCTACTTTCAGTTCGGGTACTACTACCCTGACCGTGAGTGCTCTGCCTTTTGCATTGCCAGTTGGTACAGACGTTTCTGTGTTGACCACAAACGGTCAAGTTGCACAGACAGGTTCTTTTGTTGATACCGCAGCCGCAGCAGGCGCAACTTCTGTTGTGCTGAACCAAGCCGCCACATTTACATTGAACTCTGGTGTTTACACATCGACTGTGGTTTTCACTCAGTACCCCGAGATCTTGGTTAAGATGAACCAAGGTTTGCACGGTTACTACTCTGCCACTGGCGCATAAGGAACTAAATCATGGCTATTTCACGCGCACAACTACTTAAAGAACTGCTCCCCGGTCTGAACGCTTTGTTCGGTATGGAATACGGACGCTACGGCGAAGAGCACAAAGAGATCTACGAAACTGAGAAATCAGAGCGTAGCTTTGAAGAAGAGACCAAGCTTGCTGGTTTCTCTGCTGCTCCCGTCAAGAACGAAGGTTCTGCCATTGCTTATGACAATGCGCAAGAAGCGTTCACAGCACGCTACAACCACGAAACCATTGCTTTGGGTTTCTCAATCACTGAAGAAGCGATTGAAGATAACTTGTACGACAGCTTGTCTGCCCGTTACACCAAAGCTTTGGCCCGTGCAATGGCATACACCAAACAAGTCAAGGCAGCTTCTGTTTTGAACAACGGCTTCTCTAGCGCCTACACAGGTGGCGACGGTGTTGCTTTGTTCAGCACAGCCCACCCCTTGGTTTCTGGTGGCACCAACAGCAATCGCCCAACTACCAACGCTGACTTGAACGAAACTTCATTGGAAAATGCAGTTATTCAAATCGCCGCTTGGACTGATGAGCGCGGCCTGTTGATTGCAGCAAAGCCCCGCAAGTTGATTATTCCTCCTGCTCTGATGTTCGTGGCTACCCGCTTGTTGGAAACCAACCTCCGTGTTGGCACTACCGACAACGACATCAACGCGTTGAAGAACAACGGTTCAATTCCAGAAGGTTACACTGTCAATCACTTCTTGACAGACAGCAACGGCTGGTTCTTGATGACCGACGTTCCCAACGGCTTGAAGCATTTTGAGCGTATGCCTCTGGAGAACAAAATGGACGGCGACTTCGATACTGGTAACGTACGTTACAAGGCTCGTGAGCGTTATTCATTCGGCTGGTCTGATCCATTGGGAGCTTTCGGTTCCCCCGGTACGACCTGATAGACAAAGGGGGCCTTGTGCCCCCTTTTCTTTTGGTGTATATTGAAGGCATTCCGAGAATCATCGGCGTATCAAACAGGCTCGGCTGACCTCATGCAGATTGATACGCTACAACGCATGGAGAATTGAACATGGGATTTGCAACACACCTTGGCCCTTGGTTGTTGGGCACTGTTAAAAACACAACCGGTACGACTGCTGGCACTATCCGCAATATGGGTGCTACTGTTGTAACTCAGACAGGCTTGACCACTGTTAACGACACCACGGCGGTTACAGAGTTTGTCTTGCCTGCTGGCGCACAAATTTTAGAATTTTTTGTAGACATTACCACCGCTTACGCTGGTACTACAGGCAACACAATCACCATTCAAACTGCCGCTGGTTCTTCTTTGGCTACCGTTGGTAGCGCATCGACTACTCCTTTGGCTGTGGGCCGCGCAACTGTAGCTGTCACAGGCGCACAGATTGGTACATACCTGAATGTTGGCACATCTGACTTGGTCGTCCAAGCAATTTACGCTTGCGCTGGTACCGCCAGCGGCGGCGCTGCTACGATTACATGCGTGTACGTCGTCAAAGACTCTAGCGGCGCTGCAAACCCAAGCCAAGTCTAATTAATCAAGGGGGCTTCGGCCCCCGCATTACAGGAGATTGGTTATGGCAACATCAGTTGTTTCTTCGGTCACACGCACTGGCAGATACGAACCGTTTGACCTACAAGTAGGTCGTGGGCAAATTACAGGGCATAAGTCCGTTTTCTTGTTTGGTTACAGTGCGTCTATTACTAACGCTGCGTTTATCCCTGCGTGGGAAAACACCGCCGCGTACACTTACCCCGCTTCCGCTGTGGCGATGAGTATTGTTAGCACATCAGCTTCGGATACGGCAGTAAAAATTATTATCTACGGTCTCGATGCCGACTACAACCCGATTAACGAGACGGTCACTCTTAACGGTACAACGCCTGTCGTTACGACCACTTTGTTTTTCCGTGTAAACCAGTTGGACGTTTTGCCTGATAGCGTGAACCCAGTTGGTGTCATCACTGCTAAGAACAGCAGTGTGACTTACGGGCAAATAGCGGTTGATACAGGGCAGAGTAACATGTCAGTCTATACCGTACCAGCGGGCTACACGCTGCATGGTACTCACGTTGCCGCGTGGTCTTCAACTTCAGTTACATCTGGAGTCTACGCAACATTCCGTGCGCAAACCCTGTCACCTGCGGGCACCAAGTACATAGTTTCACAAGCACCGTTCCTGAACACCTTTGAGTTTGCGGCGCAGTTCCCTTTGAACTTTGCTGAAAAAACAGACGTTCAATTCCAGTTCAAGTCCAGTGGTGCAGGTCTGGCTATCGGTACCATCTTTGAAGGGGTGTTGATTGCCAATAACGGGCAGAGTATTGGGCCAGCGGCATGAAGAAGAACCCCTCCCTTGCAGTTGGTCGTGGCGAGAAGCTGCCCGTCTCCAAAGGGGCTGGCTTGACTGCCAAAGGTCGTGCCAAGTACAACGCAGCAACAGGAAGCAATCTGAAGGCTCCGCAACCACAAGGCGGCGCACGTAAGAAGTCATTCTGCGCTCGTATGTCTGGTATGCCCGGCCCAATGAAAGATGAAAAAGGCAAGCCCACCCGCAAGGCGGCTTCTCTAGCAAGATGGAAATGCTGACATGACCGAACAAACAGACAACGTAAAAAACGTGTTAGACCTCGTAGCAGTGTTTACCACGCTCGGTACATTTTTGAACTTACTTACACCCATGTTTGGTTTGATTGGTGCAGTAGTGGGTGTCATGCGCATTTACGAAATGGCTACAGGCAAAGAGTTTTCTACGTTGTTTGGTAGAAAGAAGGCAGATGATGCCGAGCACGAGTAAGAAGCAACACAATTTCATGGCAGCGGTGGCCAACAATCCAGCGTTTGCTAAGAA